GCGGGACTGCGGTGCGGGAGCCTGTGCTGGCGTCCTTCGGGAAATCGCCTGACTCTCATTGAGGAAAGCATTGAAGAAATAGGCCACGCGGGGGGCATCGCCTGCCGACCCGGCTTCGTTCAGCAACTCCTGCCGTGCGCGGCCAGAGCCCATATCGAGCCCTTCAAGCCACGACAGAAACTCGGGCGAGCTGTTGATCGCTCGCCACTCACCCGGGACATTACTGTCCAAGTAGTTCTCGATGCGCTGCGACTCGGACTGAGCCGTGCGCTGCGTCACGCCGCCAAGCTGCGCTCGCAACTCATCCAGCAACTTGTCCCGCTTGCGAATCTCGGGCAAAAGCTCGTCATACGCCGCGTCGCGGATGACCTTGATCATGTCCTCGCCGTAAGCGTCCACATCTTCCTGACGCAGCCGGTGCGCGGCTTGTTGCGGAGTTTCACCGGGTTGCGGAACAGCACCTGGCGGGGCCTGCGGCGCGGTTTTCTGCATCGCCGCCAACACCTGCTCAATGCCGGCCACCTGGTCTTTGAGCCGCTGATTCTCGCGCTGTAGGCGCGGCACCTGCGAGTCGTACATGCCCTTGAGCGAACGGTAACGCTGCGCCCAGGTCTCGGTGTTCTCGTCGTCGCCACCCTGCGGCGCGGGGCTGTCGCCCGACGGCGGGGCCTCGTCCGATTGCTGACCCTGCGGGTCGAACGGCTCGCCCTCGCGCGCGAAGCCTTCCTGTAGCTCAGGCGGCACCGGCGTTTGGTCAGCCTGCCGCGCAGCATCCAGCGCCACGACGGAAGCATCGCCCTGTGGCGCGGGCGGCGCTTCGCTGTAGACGGCGGCGTGGTCGCGCTCGGCTTGCTCGACTTGCTTACGGACTGCTTTAGGGAGTGCCATTCTTTACTTGTTCCACGATCTTGGGCGCGTCCTCGACGCCGTCGCGTATTGTCATCATCGCTCGGAGCATCCCGGCACTGACAGCACGGCGGTCGGCGTCTTCGGTCATCGCCAGATTTTTCAGGATTGAGACTTCCATCTGCTCGAACCAGCCGAGCACCAGACTGAAGTCCCGGCTTGCGCGCAGATTGACCAGCGCCTGCGCGGTCTCGGGAGACGGTTTCCAGCCGCTATGAGAGCGGTCAGCGGCCATGAATGACCGTCGAACGCCAGCTTACAGGCAACCCCTTGATTTCACCAGGCTCGGGCGCGGCCTTCTTGCCGTAGTCGTTGGCGTACAGCTCGCGCGCACGCTTCTCGTCGTCGCCCATCGTGTGGCGCGTGATGTAGGGGCTGCCCAGCAGCTCCGATTTCGCCTGCCGCCCGCCCGCCCCAGGGCCTTTGCCGGGCGAAGCGCCCGTCTTGCCCTTCTTGGCGTAGCCGACCGTTTTCATATCGCCCATCTTAGGCCACCTTGACGGTCTTGCCCGGAATGAACTGGTCGGTCCCGGACGATTTGGTGGTGTCCCGGGCCGCCTTGGCAGTGAACGGCGCCTTGCCGCTCTTGGTGAACGACTCGGATTTCATCGTGCCGTTGCCGCCGCCCGCCCACGGGTTGCGCATCTGCGGCTTGGCGCGGTCCGTGGTGACGGCGTTCATCGGGTTGCCCTTCTTCTTCCACTCGCTGGTGTACTTCGGCCCGGTGCCGGCGGGTGCGCCGGCGGGCGCGCCCTTGCCCTTCGGAATGAAGTGATCCGTTCCGATTTTACGGTCGGCGGTGTCGGTGTTCTGCGCCGTACGCCCACCGTAATTGCTGTACTTCTCGTTCGTGACCATCTTGCCCATGAGGTGCTCCTACGGTTGAGACTTACGGTTGAGACTGCCTTTTGATTGCCTGTGGCGAGCGCGTGCGCTGCGCGTTGTCGAGCCCCCGGTTGGGCCGGTTGTCCGCCGCTCCGGGCGCGGGTGACTGCCCACCCTGCGCCTGCGCCGCCATCTGCTGCTGCATCATCTGCTGCTGTTGCTGCTCTTTCTGCTGCAGCTCGTCGTCCGACGGCAGCTCGATGGGGATGCCCAGCGACTCGGACAGCTCGCGCAGGATGGTCGCCCGCCCCCGCACGCCGACGATCTCCTGGTCCATCGGATTCATCGTCATCTGCAGGAACTCAAGCTGGCGCTGCCGGTCCTGCTCGCGCGCCATGGCGAGACTGACGCCCTTCACGCGGATGGTGTCGTCGCCGCCAACCTCGGCCAGTCCGGTCAGCAACACCAACTCGTGGAGCGCCTGCAACAGCGGCTGCAGGACATCGAAGTCGATCTGACTGGCAACTTGCTGCATGACCTTGCCGGCGTTGTTCATCAGCATGTTCAGCCCGCTGGCCGTGCTGGCGGCGCCGCCGACATTGGATTGGCCGGTCAGGTAGCGCGGGATGCCCGACACCTCGTCGGACAGATTCATCATCTTCTCGAACACGCCCATCAGGTCCGCCGCATTGGACTGCGGCTGGAAGAAGTCGATCGGCTTCTCGGTCGACCCCATCGGGTCGGAGACGAACCGCCACCGCTTCCACGGATAGAGCGAATCGGTGTTCATCGAGGGCGACATGCGGTCCTCGTTGATCGCCACCTGCGGTCCGCTGGCGATGGACATATTGTTGACCAGCGAACGAAACGCCGCATTGGCCACATGCTGGCTGTCTTCGAGAATCTCGGGCAGGGCCTGGCCGGTCAGGCTCCCGGCCAACTTCTCGAAGCTGGTGCCGAAGTAGTTGTGGCGCAGCCGCGGGTTCGGCTGCACGGTAGCCTTGATGCAGTGTCGCCCGACCACGAACGACTGCACGTTGTAGTCGAAGTCCTCATCGAAGTCTTCGATGTCCTTCAGCGCCCGCCCGCCGTTCCACTCTTTCAGATACCGCCCCGGCACCTCGCCCTGAAACTCGAACGCATCCAGGTAGCCGGACTGGTTCAGATGCGGCGACTCGACCCCCTCAACGGTCGCGCGCTCGCCGTCGGTCCCGTCCAGCGGCTCATAGAGCCCTTCGGAATAATCACGCAGCGCAGAGCGTATCGCCGCTTCGTCGTATCCTTCGATGCCGATCAGCGACTGCAGGTCGGAGCGGCGCAGTTTGAGCCGCTCGAAGATGTCTGCCTCAGCCAGGTCGTGTGCGGCAGGCGTCCAATACAGATCGAACGGACTGATGCGTCGGTAGACGAGCTGCGGCTTCACCACCGCGACCGCCGCGCCGTCCTTCCACTCGATCTGCCGGCGCAGTTTCACGTCCGGACCTTTCAGGAAGGCAATCGGAAAGATCGGCAGGTCGATCAGGAAGTCCGAGAACGCATCGTAGAAGTCGCCCTCGACAAGGAAGTCCTCCAGCACGCGGGAGCTGTCACGCGCCGCGGCACGGGCCTCCTTGCGCGCGGCGTCGCGGGCCGCCTGTTGCAGGTCGGAGCGGCGCTTGGCGACCATCTGCGGGTCCGGCTCCTGGCCGGCGCCCATCAACTGCTGCACCTCCATGGAGACGAGCTGGTCGATGTTCGCCGCAATGTCGGAGGGCAGGTCGGGCTTGGGCGTGGGCATCACATCCCAGGGCCGCGAGCCGGACAGATAGACATCACGCAGCATGGCACTGGCGCCGCGGCACTTGATGGCGGTCAGGCGGGCGAAGACATCGGAGCCGCCAAACGCCTTGATCTCGTGGAGCTTGGTCGCGCTGTACTGCCCGCGGTAGTTGCGCAGGCAGTCCAGGCACCGCTCCTGAAAAGCGATGGATGTCTTGTGGCGCCGGTACTGGTCGAAGATGTGGCGCAGGTGCCCCGCCAGGTCGTCGCGCATGGACGCGGACAGCTGAGCCTCGGCGCTGCGGCTGACCTCGGCGGCTTCGGCCTCATCGCGCTGCATCTCGGACTCAGAGACGACCCTGAGAAATCCACCTGCCATAGCGACTCAGCCGTGTCTGGATGCGTGTGACATATCACCCAGTATAACAGGCAGTTGTACCTGTCAAGCAAAAAAGAAGGCGGGCGCGTGGGGGCACGCCCGCCTCTATCACCACTTTCAACAGGGTCCGCAACATCGAACGGCTGCGCCCGCCCCTGGGAGGGAAAGGCGAGCGCAGCCGGCACCTATTCTATGGGCGAAGGGGAACTATGTCCACCCCGCGGCGGTGGGCTCGGGGAGCAGCTCACGCTGCACGGTACGGGCAAGCTGGCGCGCCATGACGCGTGACTCGATGCCTAAGCACAGGTATTGACACGAATCGTGTATATCACTCCAAGGGTGTGATTTTTCAGGGACTTCTTCCAACTGACGGTCGCCTTTGCGTCGCTTGAAGCGGTAGTGGTACTGGAACCCCAGGATCAGGTCGTTGCAGTGCACCGGACAGATCAGCACGCCGTCGCGGCGGTTGAGGTAGTCCTCCACGGCACGCAGCCGCGGGGCGATGGCGTTGGTCGATGCCGGCACGGCGACCATGCCCGACTCCTGCACGACTTCCAGCACCGACTTCTCACCGATCTGGCTGCGCTGGCGCGAGGCGGGGTCGAGCACGGCGTAGAACGCCATGCCGGCGAAGCGCTCGGCGAGCGCGGGGCGCAGGTACTGGTCCAGGAACACTTCGATGCCGACGTTCTCCGCCCATATACAGTCCAGTATCAATAGACGCCCGCGCGTGTCGATCTGGCCGATGGTCGCCGCGGGGTTACGCCCAACGTCGATGCCCACCACGACGTTGCGCCCGTAGACCGGTCGCAGCTCTTCATCGGCGACGTGATACTCGGTGTCGAAGCTGTTGGCGTAGACCGCCTGGCCGCTGAGGCTCGGCGACAGCTGATTGTCGACGTACGAGGCGACCCAGCGCTCGCTGTTGGACTCGACGAGGTTCTCGTAATAGCCGTTGGGGAGGTTGGCGATGTTCTCCGCGTTGGGCTCGCGCCCGCCGGGCTGAACGAAGTAATCGACGTTCGACGGGCGATTGATTTCGAGGTATTCGTACCATTCACTGTCGAT